ATCTACAGTACATAACGATGGCTTGACACTTGTCGCTGGCGATGGGATATCTATCACAACTGATGGAGGGCTTCAAGAGATAACATTTTCTCTAGTAGATGCTCACTTTGATTCTGCTAGAGCTTTAGTTGCCGTAGATCAAGCTGGATATACAAAATACGATTCAAATAACTTTAGTCAGCAGATTTCTGCTGGAAGTTATGCTACGCAAACATATGTTACCACGCAAATCGATAATCTAATTGATGGTGCTCCAGGTGCTCTAAACACTTTAAATGAATTGGCTGCGGCGTTAAATGACGATGCAAATGCTTATAATACGCTACTATCTCAGATTAATCAGTTACCAGATTCAGCGCAAGTTGCTACGATCGTAGAAGATTATGGCTATAGCACATACGACTCTACTAATGCAGCTGGTCAAATCACATCTTATGGCTATACAACTTTTGATTCAACCAATGCAGTTGGTTTAATTACAAGCTATGGTTATAGCACATACGATTCAACAAATGCTGCCGGTCAAATAGAAGCTTATGGTTATACAACCTATTCCAATTCAGATGTTGATGCTCATTTAAATCAAAGCAATCCAACTGATGGTTATGTCTTGAGTTGGACTAGTGGTGACTATGCTTGGGTTGCTCAAACTGGTGGCGGTGGCGGTGTTGATTCTGCTGCTACTATTACTCTAATTACTGATACTGTTGATTCAGCTTATATTCAACAGCGACAGACAGCCTCAGCAGCTACGGGTTTAAGTGTTGATAACTATAAGTTTTTTGGTACAAACGGTCAAACTATCTTTAATGGTAATGATTTTGTAGGAAACACGTTATCTTATTTGATAGGAAGACTTCAGGTTTTCCGTAACGGCGTTTTAATGACCGACAGTGATGACTATACTGCAACTAATGGTTCTACTGTTGTATTGACTGAACCTTCTGATTCTGATGACATCATTTACATCTCAGCATTTAAAGGTGTTAGTAGTCTAGACTCTGCTGGTGTTATTGCTTTAATCAATGCAAATGGTGTTGACTCTGCTTCTGTACAAGCTATCATTGATTCAGATTACGTGTCTGCCAGATCAGGACCTGGGTTTGATCCTGGAAAAGTGTATACATACTCAATATTGTTTGGAGGTTCTTAATGGCTGCCCCTAATTTGCTAAGCCTAACAACTGTAACTGGTAAGTCTGCAGGTTTAAAATTAACGACGAATGCACAGAATATCGTAGAGAATTCTGCAGCGAGCGGTAAAGTATATAGAGTTAAGTCTTTGTATATTACTAATGTAGATGGCACAAATACATCAGAAGTTGTAATTCGATATTATGATGCTGACGACAGTGCCGGTGGTGGTACAAATTTTAACTTGACAAAAACGCTGACAGTTCCTGTTGATGCAACAATTGATATTATTAGTAAAGAAATTTATCTTGAAGAAGGTGATAATATCAACCTAAGTGCACAAGATTCTGGTGATCTTCATGCTATTTGTTCTTGGGAAGAGGTTTCGTAATGGTTCGTAGACACAATGGTAGTATTATTGGTGTAACAACACCGATCACCAAGACTACGCCATCTAATGGTGTCTTTGGCCTATTTGAAGCTTCAGTAGAACTTAATGATCTATTATGGCCAGGTTCTGGCGCAGCTGGTTGGTATTATCAAGGTAATAATAACGGATATACTATGGTTGGTACACCTACAAATGCGCCATTAACAGTTCCGACTGGATATCCGTCTGGAAACGTTTTTGATAAATGGTCATTAGCTTCTAACGTGACTGCTACTGTTATAGGTGCGTCAAACGTTCCTTATAGAGAAGGAGCTGGTGCTACATCTATTTCATCTGGATATACTTATAAGGTAGGTGGCAATAATCCTTTTGCTAATCCATTAGAATCTGTATCTCATGCATCAGATGCTATTGTTGATATTGGATACGGAGGAGTTGGAAGTCCATCACCCGTGGCGCAACAGGGCAATACTGGTACTATTTCATCCGAAACTAAGTTTTATGTTTTTGGTGGTAGCTATTCAAATAATACACCAAGTAATAGATTTTCTGAAACTCCATTTGCTAGTACGGTACCAACAAGCCCTGGTACTAATCCTAATCTACCAGTACAAGGAACCATCATCCCAGCCGTATTTTTCAGTAGTCCTACCGTGCCTGAGCCACTTAGTGGCGGAGAAAGCGTATCTCACGCAGGAACGGAGCTAGCTGGATATTACTATAATGCAGTCACTGTTCCTAATGTAGCTGGAGCTTATGTTCAAAAATTTACATATTCTTCAGAGTCAACTTCACTGATGAACGGTGGAGTTTTGCCTTATGTATGGGGATCTCACACTAAAGGATTTGCGGATAGAAATTATTGTTATTTTGCTGGAGGACAAGCAAACGTTGCACCCGCACCGGTGCAGCCGGCGTTTGACGGTGCAAGCGAATATTCAGCAACTATGAACTATATTGCGAAGTTTCCTCTGGCCAGCGAAGATGTATTTACCAATGTTGGAGATTTGACTGTAGGTAGATCAAGACATGCTTCTATAAATGGTCTTACTGATGGATATATTGCTGGTGGTTATACTCCTGCAGCTACTAACGTGATTGATAAGATTTCATTTGCATCAGACGGAGATGCAGTAGATCATGGAGATCTTGCCCACGCTAGGTCTTATTTGCAAGGCGGGCAAAGTTAATTATTATGAAAGTATATTATGAATCCACAAAAATATTTTGAAGATAACAGATACGTATATTTAGAAAATGTAATATCAAAAAGTGATTGTAAAGCTTTAACAGATCATATGTTTTCTTTGTATGAAAACGGAAAGACTGAAAAAGATCCTCAATGTTTACTATCTGATTCAATATATGGCGATCCGCTTTTTGATACTATTCTAGAGCGGCTAGCGGAACCTCTATCAAATACAATAGGTATCGAATTAATACCAACATATACCTATGCCAGAATTTATAGACCTGGTGAAATACTTAAAAAACATATCGATAGAGAATCATGTGAGATCTCTGGAACTATGACTTTGGGATTTGATCCAAACTCAAGCATTTGGCCAATTCATTTTACATTAGATGAACAAGATGAAGAAGGAAAGAATGCTATCATTGAGGTTGGCGATTTATTATTATATAGAGGAAACGAATTACATCATTGGAGGCCAAAATACAAAGGCGAATGGCAAGTTCAAATATTTTTTCATTATGTTGATAAGAATGGTCCACACGCCGAATGGGCATATGATAAAAGAAAATCATTAAAAATTATTAATCCATCTAAAGAAAATTTAGCCAATAATAGTTTTGGTATGAAAAATTACATTCATACCTCCGGTATAATGATTCAGAGTTCAGATGACATATTTCCGGGTGGGATCACATATCCAGAAAATAATCCAGATGGACATTTTTTCACACATAAAGAGTGCGATGATATAGTCAATATAGCGAGCAAAAAATATCCGGTAAAGGCTAAAATTGGTCATGAAAAAGGTGGTACATATAATTCGAAAACTAGAGAAGTGGATTTATATGATATCCAACTTTCAGAAAAAACTTTATGGATATTTGAAAAGATAGCAAAGGCAGTTGGTCATGCTAATATTGAATATTTTAAATTTGACTTATTAGGCATAACGCATTCACTCCAACTTCTACACTATAAAAGTGAAACAAATGGGCATTATGATTGGCATGTAGATATTGGTGGACATCAAACATCAACAAGAAAAATATCGGTATCAATACCTTTAAATGATAATTCGGAATACGAAGGTGGAGAATTAGAAATTGATGCATTTGGAGAAATCGTTACGATGCATCAAGGAAAAGGTACAATTACCTTATTTCCTAGTTTCATGAGTCATCGTGTTAAACCGGTGACTAAAGGAGAAAGATGGGCTCTTGTTGTATGGGTACATGGAACTAGTCGTTTTAGGTAGAAATATATGAAAAATAAAGAATTATCAATCAGTGAAAATATTCGAAAAGATTTAGACGTAGCTAAAAATTATGAAAGCTTTAAAGTGCCGATGACTTATGTGTTTGGTACTGGCTCTTTAGCAAATAAAGAAAGTTTTGGCGGGTTAACGTTCGTTGAAAATGCTAAACGAGTAGATGCTGCATTAAAAAATACAAGTGAATTACAAGATATATGGAATCATAGCCATTCGCAATGGTCGTGGAAACATATAAATATGACATATCATTCTGTATTTAAAAATATGAGACAAGTTGCAGGTGAGTTAAGTTCTAAGAGAAACGTTTTAAATGAAGCAAAATGGAGACACATTGAAAGAGAAGTTGTTATTAGAAAAGCTCAAGAAGAATTAGAGAAGCCTGAACTTGATTATTGGAGAGAAGTAGAATTAAAGATAGAATTAGCTAAGAACCAAGAGATACTTTTAGCTGAGACAAATGCAATTGAAGGCGCAATGAAAGATATTCTTGCGCTTAATGAAGTATATGAACAACTGAAAAATCAGCTGTCTGAGTTTAGTGAAGAAGATATCGAAAGCGCAGAAAGCAAAGCCCACTTAAAGAGAAGCTTAGTTCAATGCATTAGAGATGTAAGACAACATGGCGTTATATCAAAGGGTGAACAAGAGTATTTAGAACAAATCGGTGTAAATCCTATGAAGACTCAGATTCTATTGAGACAGTATGTAAAAGAAGAAGCTGAAATTGAAGAATGGTCTGTATCATGTTTACATGAATTTGTCGATAAATTAACTAATGAATTGATTGACGATCATAAAGTTGATATTAAAAAATTGGAGATTCAGGGATTAAATCCTGAAACAATCGGTTCATTAACTTATGACAAAAAAATAGGTTATAAAAATAAAAAGGAATAGAGATGCCTGTAGTAGAATATAAGATGAACCTTGACCAGGAAACTGGAGCCTTGATTATTCCTAGATGGATTATCGATAGAGGACATTGGCCAAACAAGGCCGATCATACTTATGTTGGTTGGGTTAAACCTGAGTCTGAAAGAGAGTATTATGTGCCAGACTCATTAACAGAGCTCAGTAAGTCTGATCTTGTTAATCGAGTATTAGGGATGCATGCGGTTGAGCCTATTACAGATCCAGATACGGATGAAATTTTATCTGATTCGGCAGTGACTACCCTAGTAGAATTGTCGTATGATAATATTGTAGCAAAAAATAGTTAATTTTAAAATCATTATAAATAGCCATAGAGGATTTATAACCGGAGAACTCTATGGCTGTGACAAGCAGAGCTACTCTGATTGACTATTGCAAGCGTAAACTTGGTGATCCAGTCATTGAGATCAATGTTGATGATGATCAAGTTGAAGATCGAGTTGATGAGGCAATAGAATATTATCAAGAGTATCATTCAGACGCCACGTATAAAACATATTTGAAACATCTACTCACCTCAAGCGATGTGAGTAATGAGTATATCACGCTCAATTCTGACATCATTCATGTCACTAAGATGTTTCCTGTTGTCAGTAACTTTAATAGTGGACGTAACTTCTTTGACATCAAGTATCAGATGATGTTAAATGATATGGCCAGCATTATTCACTTCTCCGGTGAACTCGCGTACTATGAGCAGATGCAGCAGTATCTTTCTCTACTTGACATGAGATTGAATGGTCATCCTCAAGTTCAATTTGCTCGTAGACAAAATCGTCTTTATATCTTTGGTGATTTTGCAGATGAAGACTTAAAAGCAGGTGATTATATCATCGCTGAGGTATATCAAACGATTGATCCAAATACACACACTTCGATATACAACGATAAGTGGTTAAAAGAATATACGACCTCTCTGATCAAGCAGCAGTGGGGTCAAAATCTAATTAAGTTTGAAGGCATGCAGCTGCCTGGAGGAGTAACGCTGAACGGAAGACAGATCTATGATGATGCTACGAACGAGATCGAAAAGCTAAGAGAAACGATTCGTCTTGAGCATGAACTTCCGCCAGACTTCTTTGTAGGTTAATCATGAAGAACGCTTACTTCTCTCAGTCGGTCGGTTCAGAGCAGCGGCTTTATGAAGACATCATCATAGAATCGTTGAAGATCTATGGTCAAGAGACATATTATTTGCCTCGAGACATCGTCAATGAGAACACTATCTTTGGTGATGATGTACCGTCTCGTTTTAACTCATCATACAATATCGAGATGTATGTAGAGAATACTGAAGGCTTTGACGGAGAAGGCGATCTCTTTACAAGGTTTGGTGTAGAGATTAGAGATGAAGCTACGTTCATCGTATCACGTAAAAGGTGGAAGAATACAGTCAGTCGTTTTGATAATGAAATTACTGGTGAAAGACCTCGAGAAGGTGATCTAATCTATCTTCCGCTTACACGATCATTGTTCCAGATCAATCATGTTGAACATGAGCAACCGTTCTATCAGCTAAGTAATCTTCCTGTATACAAGATGAGATGCCAGTTGTTTGAATACAACGACGAAGATCTCGATACAGGTGTTGAAGCCATCGATGACATAGAGAAGAACTATGCTTATCGTTATGTGTTAACGCTTGAAGAGACAAGTGATGCCATTACACAAGGCGATACAGCAACACAAACGCTTGGAAGCGGTGTGGTCATGTCAGGTGAAGTTGCAAGATGGTCTAACTCAGATAAACAGTTGCACTTGGTGCATGTCGGCGCTGATGATGGTAAGTTCCATACTTTCACTTCTGGTGGCACCCTCACAATCAATGGACTAAGCTTTACGATCTCATCGGTTTCTCAGAATAATGTCATCTCTAATAACGAGCAGAACGATGCATTCAGTACGTTCTCTGATGATTTCTTAGATTTCACCGAGGATAATCCGTTTGGTGATCCGGAGGCTAACTAATGTTTGGAACGTATTTTTACCATGAGAAAGTTAGGAAGTGTGTAGCGATCTTTGGTCGCTTATTCAATAACATATATGTGTTACGCAAGAATTCATCTGGCGGTGTGATTAGCCAAGTCAAAGTGCCTCTCGCATATGCTCCAAAGGCCAAGTACTTAGACCGTATCAGAGAAAACCCGGACTTAGATACTGATACAAAGGTTGCTGTTAAGTTGCCTCGTATGTCTTTTGAGATTACTAACTTTGCATATGATGCATCACGTCAGCTAGCTAAAACAAGTAACTTTAATACAAATGGATCGACAGTTTCGAATAGACAAAAGTTTTTTGCTCCTGTTCCGTATCTTATTACATTTCAACTTAATGTGTATGCAAAGTCACACGATGATGCATTACAGATCGTTGAACAAGTTGTACCATACTTCAATCCACAATACACATTAACAATTAAACCGTTTATTACGGAGTATCCTGCATTTAGAGAAGATATTCCAATTGCTATTCAGTCATTAAGCTTTTCAGATGACTATGATGGTTCACTTGAGCAAAGAAGAACTATCATATACACGATGGATTTCGAAATGAAGATGAGCTTTCATGGCCCGATCGAAACGAAAAGTATTATTCGTTCTTCTATCGCGAATATATATCAACAAGACGCTGGTCTATTAGATTCAGATGTTTTGCTTGAAACAGTTACTGTTACTCCAAATCCAACTGATGCCATCGGATTAGCTGATAGCGACTTTGGGTTTGATACTGATATTGATTTAGCATTTGACGATAGCGCATAAAGATGGATTCAGACAACGTAAAAACAGATTATGATTACTCGCGTGAAACATATTACGAGTTGATCGAAAAAGGCAAACAATCATTAGACCTCATGGTAGAAGTCGCTCGTGAATCTGAGCATCCACGAGCATTTGAAGTGCTTGCTACCATGATCAAGAATATCAGTGATGTAAACGATCGGTTGATGGATCTAAACAAGAAGAATAAAGATATCAACAAAAAAGAAGAAGATAAACCAAAGCAGATTGAAAACCAACAGAACAATATATTTTTAGGATCCACAACCGACCTACAAAAACTACTACAGCAACAACCGATTGATGTGACACCAAAAGAATAGGAGGTGTATATGAAAGAAGTCGAACAAGTTTTGGGTAGAGTGATGAACCTTGATCAATTCATCGTTACATTTGAATTACCAGAAAATTTTTGTTTTCATGGTCCTATTCCGTTTGACCTCAAGATCTCAGAAGGAATGGGCCAAGCTTTAGTTGTAGCTCTTAGTCAAGAAGAAGCTGAAGAAAAGGTACAGATGTACTTTGATGAGGCAGCAGATTTTTGGGAAGAGGCGTGGGAAGTAGATCTAGAGGATGAAGATGAAGAAGATGATGAGGACGATGACGATATAGAAGATGCAAAATGATACCTATCTCGGTAACAACAATGTAAAGAGAGATGGTGTAATACAGCAATGGACTCAAGAACAAGTTCTTGAGTATTCAAAGTGTATGCACGACCCTGCATATTTTGCAGAAAAATATTTAAAAGTTATTTCTCTTGACAAAGGTTTAGTTCCCTTTACGCTTTACCCATACCAAAAGAACATGTTCGAGCACTTTAACTCGAACAGATTTAACGTTGTGCTTGCGTGCCGTCAATCAGGTAAGTCGATCTCTTCTTGTGCGTATCTTTTGTGGTTTGCATTATTCCACTCAGAGAAACTCGTGGTGATCCTTGCAAACAAGGGTGACACTGCTCGTGAGATGTTGAGTCGTGTTACACTCATGCTCGAGAACCTACCGTTCTTCTTGCAACCTGGTTGTAAGGCGTTGAACAAAGGATCGATCGAGTTCTCAAATAACTCTCGTATTCTCGCTCGAGCCACTTCTGGTTCATCTATTCGTGGTTTGTCAGTGAACCTACTATACCTCGATGAGTTTGCGTTTGTTGAGCGGGCCACTGAGTTCTACACCTCTACATATCCTGTAATTGCCGCAGGTAAAGACACAAAGGTGATTGTCACTTCTACCGCAAACGGTATCGGTAACACATATCACAAGATATGGGAAGGTGCTATACAGGGAGTGAACGAATTCAAACCGTTTCGTGTTGACTGGTTTGACGTTCCAGGAAGAGATGAAGAGTGGAAGAAGCAGACTATTGCAAACACAAGTCAACTACAGTTTGACCAGGAATTTGGCAATACTTTCTTTGGAACAGGTGATACCCTTATCAATGCAGATACATTGATGGGTTTTAGAGCCAAGCCATACATTCGTAGGCTTGAAAATGATTCTCTGTTAATCTACAAAGAAACAGAAAAAAACCACGACTACATCATGACAGTAGACGTTAGTA